AACAAAGTGGAGAAGAGCATCTTCCATTTGTGATTTCTGGGTTAACCGCTATTACAGGAGTAGTAGCCGCCTTTGTCTTTGGAATCGTTCCAAGCTGGGAAGAAATGCAAGAAGAAACATACGATGCTGTGAAGCATTTTTCTCTGAAAGGAGGTCAAATATTTAATATATTTAAAGGTTTTAAAGTATTTATGGAATCAATTCCAATAGTTAAGGAATGGATAACTCGAGTTATTTGTTTTTGTGCAGGTAAGAGATACGAAGACATTCAAAAAGCAGCTATTTTAAATTCTTTGAAAGGAGATGTAGCAGAATGGATGATACGTGTGGATGAGTTAGGAACTGAACCTCTTAAGAGCATGATTCCTATGGATATATCTTTACAAGATGAAGCGATCACTTTAGGAGATAAAGCTACAGAATACAGTCTCAAATTATTAATTAATATAACGGACCCAGCGGTTATTTCAGCTATTAAAGCCACTATAGGTGCTGCAAAGAAGTTATCAACTGAAGCTAGAGCTGTAAAGTTCCAAGCAACTGCCAGACCTGATCCTTACGTCATGTGTTCCTATGGACCAACTAACATCGGGAAAAGTACAATGGTTAACTCGTTAACGCAAGATATGTGTGATTTTATGCAGTATCCAGAGTCCAATAGAATGTATTCTTGGAATTCAAAACTTAAACATATGGATGGTTATGCGCAACAGAAAGTAGTAATTATAGATGACTTCTCACAATCCACTGATGGAGAAGAGGAGAGAATTTTCTTTTCTATGAAGACTAGTGCACCATTTCAAGTGCCAATGGCCGATTTATCTGAAAAAGGAATCCAATTTATGTCCAATATGGTTGTAGCAACCACCAATAATCCCTATCCCAAACCAAAAACTATTTATGATAAACCTGCCTTATGGAGAAGGAGAGATGATTTAATCTATTGTAGGGCATTAGAACAATTTGTTACTCGAAGTTCAGATGGAAGAGAAATTATCGATCATCAGTCGGACTTTTCTCATCTTGAATTTTTCATTTGTAACCCAGCCGATGAAAGTTCAGATGAGCAAATGGTCAAAACAGTTCCAAAGACATTCACTGAAATCAGAGAATACCTAACCTCTA